TGGCGAGAAACGCCACATTGGTGTTCGTGCCGTTGGCGAAGTTGACCGCAACGCCAAACCCGCCAGCGGTCACACCAATGTCATCAAACTTGTTTCCGTAAAAACCAAGGTAGTTCGTTTTGTAGACGTTGATGCCGTAGCCATCCGTGGTGCCGTTATGCACAAACGAGTTGTTGTTAAGGGCGACATCGAAGCAGCCACGATACAAATCTGACCAGCCGATTCGGCTACCGTTGGCGCAGTCGGTAAACGCATTTCCCTCAATGCGCACGCCCTTCAAACCGTACACCCAGAACCCGCGATCAGTTGCACCTCTGATTTTGTTGTTGGTGATCTTCAGGTTGATGTCTGGGTCGCTTGCTGTCAGATCGGCCGTTTGCAATTGCGTGCAGTGAACGCCTCGGTAAACATCAGAGAACGTGTTGTTCTCGATCGTGATATTTCTGGGGTGCTGAACGAAAGCGCCAGATGCAACAGGCAAATACATCGCCATTGCACCGACATTGCCGCCGATGTTTTCAAAGCGGTTGTTGCTGACCTTTACCGCATCAAGAACAATAAACGTGTACCCCGTGTTTGGCTCAATGTCCACAGCCCCCGGCATATCAGACCGGGTGCAGTTTTTGAACAGGTTGTTGTCGATCAGCAGCTTGTCGCAGCCGATCACGGAAATGGCGTTTCGGTTGTCTTTGTTGACGCCATCGAACACGTTGTTTTGTATGGTGACGTTGTCGTTTCCTTCGGTCAGTGTTGTCCACACCAAGCCAACCGCATCACCTTGAAACCCCGTGAAGTAGTTGTTCTCGATGGTGATGTTAGAAACGCCATACATGTAAAGCAGGTGTCTGTATTCAGAGAATCCGTCTGCAACCACGGTTCCTTTGAAATGCAGATTTCGAATTTTAATGTTGGATTTTTTGGCACCTGTCAATCCGTCGATCAAGAACATTCGCGCAATCGCATTTGCGTCTGCCTTCATTTCGATGACAGATTCGTAGCCCTCGCCTTCAATGATTACATTGCTTGGGATGGTCAGCCCCGTGACCACATATTTTGATTCTGGCTTAGGTACAAAAAGGATTTTTCCAACACACGCATTGATGGCATCTTGAAATCCTTCAGATTCATCGCTGCCATCGCCGATCACACCAAACCTTTTCAGGCTCACACGATCTCTTAGATCGTCTGCCACTGAACGCAATGGCGTGTTTGTGCCTTGCTGAAACTCCATCCAATCCGATTTGAATGAAAAAAAACGTCCGTCAGAAAGCATGATTACCCTTCGATTGTGATGATGTTGGCATTGCTGGCCGCATCGCCTATTGCTTGAATTGCATCGTTCGGCGCAAAGTTGGTGATTTCATACGAACCGCCCGCCGGGATGCGCACACCGTTGGCAGTGGTCGCCGCCGTGTTTCCAAATTTCAAGTAAACGCTGCCCACGCTATCTTTGTTCTGGATCAGCAGATAGCGCCTGTACAGGTTCGCCGCCAACAGTTCAGTGCTGGCGTTTGTCACGGTCTTTTGTGACTGTGCAAACGCGCCGTTGATGTTGCCGAATGGGGGCAGGTCATAGAAAACCTGCGCACCGTAGCGGCTCACGAATTGGATGGTTTGTGTGGCGGCCGATTGAATGGTCAGCTTGTCGAACGGTTCGATCTGGAACCGCTCCGCATAGCCTCCGGCCACGCCTTCACTTCGGGCGATTTCTTTACCTTGTCGGTAAAACGTAATCGTCATCGGACTGGATGCATTCAGGATGCGGAAAAAGTCGCCCAGTTCGGTGTATTCCAGCAGTGAACCGGCATTGATGGTGGTATTGATCAGCATGGTTTATTTCTTCCGGAATGCGAACAGTGCAGCCGCCCCGGCCACGGCCAAAACGATGATTGTCCGGTTGTCGATGGTGCCCGCTTTGTCGTTTTGCGCTTGGCTGAATGCATCGGCCACGCTCTTTTGTGTTTGGCCGATCAGGCCTTCCCCACGGTCGAACAGATTACCCGCCGCGTCCAGCAGCTGGGTAAATCCTTCTGCGTTGGTGGCGTTGCTCAAATCAACCGTGTTCAGCGCCCGCGAAAAAAGCGCCGCATCGGTGGTGGTGTTGTTGATGGTCAGGCCCACCGTGGAATTGTCAGCCGACACGCCAATTCCGCTATCCACTGCAATGCGTTTATCGGTGTTGTAGGTGGCTTGAGTCGATGACGAACGCGAACCGCCGCCGCCGCACACGTATCCCCCGCCCAGCTTGGCGGTAGTGGTCGAGTCCCCCAGGGGCTCGCCCATTGCGTAGAGTTCACGCCGCGAGATGTTCATTTTTTTACTTCCTTGAAACAGACAATTTCCCGCGCCGCATAGCCCAGGCGTGCCAGCTTGCGGGCCAATGCCGGGTTTTGCGTGTGGTATCGGATGCGCTCGCAGTTCAGGAAAAGCGATTCGATGGCAGGCATACACGATGCGGTCAGGTCTATGCCCGGTGCATCCCCGCCCGCCGCCACAATCACGCCTTCGGCCCCCGTTGCAGTGTGGTCAACACGTAGAACGAACGCCAGCACGATGCCGCCTTCCTGCTTTGCGTAGAACAGCCGCGCCGCGCCGCTTTCCACTTGGCCGCGAATGTCGGGCAAGGTGCCGTGATGCGCTGCAAGTCCGATCAAACGATCAGCCTCCGCGCCCCACGGCCCCGGCTCGATGGTCAGCTCTTGCGGGTCATGCGCCATACGATCAACAGGGCAGCGCCCACCAGGATGTAAGGCATGTACTCGCTCACCTCGCCCGCTTGCGCTCGGCTTGATTCGATGGAACCGGAACCGAAATTGATATTCCAGCCCGATCCATCGAATGCAGATTCCCCGCGAAGCGCCGCGCTCGATGGCCCACCGGCCCCGCCGATTGCAGAACCCAGCCCCTCGCCTAAACCAGGGGCAGCGGCCATTAGGGCTTGTTCCCACATGGTCGTCAGTCCTTCAACAGCATGACAGCGACAACAGCCGCGCCGATCAGCAACAGCGTGCCGGTCGGGATGCCTGCCACGGTGCCAGTTTGGCGAATCGTGCCGGGTTGGCCTTCGGCGTAGTAACCCATATCGCCCAGGGCCTCCAAACGAAGGCGCTCGATTTCGTAGTTTTGCGTGTATTTGGCATCAGCAGCTTTGTTGATGACACTCCCCGCAACACCTTGAAACCAAGTTTCCCAGGCCGAACCGCTAGAGGTTTCGTCCATGGTGCGCCCCCCTTTACAGGTTGCCCAGCGGGTCGAGATATTCCACGATCACGGTGCCGGTGTCGGCAGCGGAAAAGTCGAACAGCCATTCCAGCGAACGGGCATCACGGGTGTCCAGGGCCTTTTTCACGTTGCCATCCAACACGAAGTCGATGGTGTAAACGTTGGTTTGTGGCACTCGGCCTGCCTTGGTTTGGTCGAAGGCGTTTTCAGCCGCGATCGACTCATGAATCACCAAACCGTCTTGCTTGACGGTCGCGCCGCTCATGTTGCCGCCGTGGAACACGTGCAGGCGTTTGATGATGGCACCCGATTGAGGGCCAAACGGCACGGTAACGGGCAGCTTGCCGCCGGTGGCGATGTTGTAGGGGTAGCGCAACACCTTGGAGATCAGGCCAGCGAAGGGGGCAGCGTTGCCGCTCATGTCCTTTTGCTGTGCAGACTCCACCAGGATAGGTGTCAACACAGGGGCGGTCGCGCCTGCAATGGTCACTTCGGTGGTGATGTTTTGGATGCCCAAGGATGTGTCGAACGCGCCCACCATGCGGTCGAGTTCCGCGATCATGGAGTAATCCGCGAATTGGATATCCAGGAAACCCGCTGCGGTGGCTTCGCCGCGATAGGCGTTCAGCTTGTCCAACTCGGTGCCAGAGGCTTCGATGATGACTTTGCCGTTTGCCTTCACCTTGACTTGCGAGAGCATGGCCTTGGTCAGTGCGGTGCCGCTCAGTTTCAAGCGGAAATCCTCCAGCGTACGGCCTGGGGTGATGTTGTTGGTGGCAGTGCCAGAGGGCACCACGTTGCTAAACGGCAAGCCGTAGCGGGTCAGTTTTCCAACGCTCATGATTTTTCCTTTTTCAGGTTGATGACGTTGGGATTACAGCACGTCTTTGACGTAGGGCACGCGCTTGGCGATCACGCCAGCGGCCACAGCCAAAGCGCCAGCCTTGACCATGCCATTGCCATATTTGTAGGCAGCGAACAGGATGCCGCCAGCAATGGCGAATTTCATAAGATCAGCTTGGTTCATTTTGTCCTCGGTTGAACAGTTGCACATGGTTGAAGCGCTGCGCCAAAAACGTCAGCGCTAACGTGGTGCCGATCTTGTCCAAAAAAAAACCGGGCGCAAAGGCCCGGTAAGTGATACAGGAGTACCACGGCAATGAAACTTCAAAATTTCAGCTTTCCCCGCTCGGTCTGCCCGGTCAGTGCATCCAGCTTCACGAATTCCAAGGGAACCATGCCCCGCAATTGGTCTTGGTCGATTCCCGTTTTGCGTGCCAGATAGGCCACATCATCCCCGGATGACTGGCGAAAAATCACGAAGTCCGAAGCGTTGCCCACGGCGGTTTTGTCCGCTTCGCTCCAGCGTTGCGAAATGGCCCAAATGGTGATGCCACGTTTTAGGCCACGCCGTAGCAGGATGCCCCAATTCCCCGGCGCTTTGCTCGGGGTGGTCACGTCTGCGAGTTCTTCGGCGATCACGTCCAGGGGCTCCACGTAGCGCCCCGCATACATGGCACAGCCCGCGAAGAAATCGAATTCGGCTTGCAGGTTTCCCCCGGCCACGAAGGCCAGTTTTTGCGGCCCCTTCGCCGCCGCCGCTTTCAACAGGTCTGCCCGCCGTGTGATTTTCTTGAACCCAGGCAGCGCCGCCCATTGGTCCTCGGGGTCCCACGCGAAAACCCGTTTCAGCTTGGCGGTTTGCTTGCGTGTCCATGCGGTTTTTCCGCTGCGCGATGCCCCCGCGATCACGTACAAGCGCCCGTCTTGCGTTTTCATGCTTCGGCGGGTGCTGGTGCCCCGAACGTTACGGTTTTGCTCCCCACTTCGGCCACGGGTGCCGGTGCGCTCAGGTTTGGCCCTTCCAGGCGCTCGGTCGGCTTTTCTTTGGCCTTGGCCTCGGCCATGTCCTGGCTCACGCCTTGGTAGGTACTCAGGGCCAGCGGTCCCACGATGGCAAGGCAGGCGATTTCCTCGCCCCACTCCCCGAACATGCCGCCTTGCATCCACCCGTGTTTGTTGCACACCGCCGCGATGGCCCCCGCCGCCGTTTCGGTTATTTCCGTGGTGTAGATGCGTTTCAGGCTCGGGAACATGGGCGACAGGGTAGCCACGGCCACTTTCATCAAGCCCGCGATTTCCTGGCCCAGGTCGATGGTCGGGGCTTCTGGCCCCACGGGTGCCCCTGGCGGTCCGGCATCGGCTTCATTCGCCGCCATTTGCAGGGCGGCAAAGTCTGCGGCCTGCTCGGTGCTGGAAATTGCCCGCTCCACTTCCTGCGTGTCGGTGCTGGTCGGTTTCATGATGTGCCTTTCAACAGGAAATCAAACGGGTTTGCGACAGGCTTTCGCACTGCCTTGGCCGGTGCCGGTTCCGGTACCGGCTTTGCCGCTGGTGCCGGTGCCGGTTCCGGTACCGCCACAGCCGGGGGCATGGCCCATGGGTAGCGGGCCACAAATGCTTTGACCCGGCGTTTGTCGCCGCCGATGCGCATTTGCTGATTGCACTCGGCTTCGCAGTAGCCGAACGGCTCCCCGTTTTTGTCATGCGTGATGCGCATTCCCTTGGCCGTGCCACAGGTCGGGCAGTCGATGTGCCCCAGGATGTGTTTTTCAGCCATGGTTGCGCTCCACTTGCGAACGTTTCAGCCACACATGGGCGCTCACTGGTGCCCCGTCCTTCACCCCGTCCACCTTCACTTGTACCCCGGTTTGTTTTCGGGTGGCAGCGTCTTGGCGGTGGCCGGTCACGGTGCCCACCAGTCCCGCATATTTGCCGGTACGGATGCGGGCCACGTCATGGATTTGGAAAAAGTCTTGCATTGTTACGCCTTTCGATTTGGGCAATCCCGGCCCTGGTTGCAGTCCTGATTGCAGCATTCGACCGGTATCGCCTGCCCGATGGCTTCCAGGTCAATGCAAACGGTGTCCAGTTCCGCGCCGATGGCCTCCAGGCAGAACAGCAGGGGCTCCACATACGCCGCCGCCATGATGCGAATGTGCGCCGGGGCTTCTTTCCACTTGTCCCGCGCCCCCTTGATGGCCGATTTCCTCATTTGCGTTTGATCCACTTTCAAACCCTTCCGAACAGTTATTGACACGAGTCCAAGGGGCCATGGCTTCGCCCTGTCCCTGAAAACCCACAACACGGGAACCAATACCGGACCCCGTGCGCTGAATTCTCCAACGGTAGCGGCATGACTGGTGCATGTGGCCGCGCTTGACTTCCAGTAACCCTATCGGGGCCGCTTTGGCGATTTCCCCGTAACGGGTAAGGGGGGCTTCATACGGTAACTGGTCCCGGAAATTCCACCGCTCACCCGCCCGAGTGTATGCCACACGCAAAGGCAGGCATTTTCGTTCGACAGTTGGCCCGCCCATGGCTTCCACGTAGCTGCGCCAGTTGCCCGCATCAGCCGCCGCCCGCGCCCGTTGCATGGCCTCGCCGTGGTCTTGGCTTTCAGCCGTGCGCCTCAGTTCCCGCCACACGCCCACAGGTGGCCCGCCGATTTGCTGGAATTGCCGGATTCCCCAGGTGCTGGCCCATGCTTCGATTCGGTGGCTCGGGGTGATCGCGTCATAGTCTCCGCCTTCCACGTCCCCTTGCACTTCATAGCCGCCCCCATCGATGTTCTTTGAAACGTATTTGGCGATGTAACCCGCCGCCGTGCCCTTGGCCGGGTCGATGCTCACGAAGTCCACCCGGTTTTTCTGTGCGCCCGGTTCGTTCCCGTCCTCACGTAGGGCATAGGCCCGCACGATGGCCCGCATGGCCCCCACGTGGCCCGCTTCCATGAACAGCAACAGGTGCCAGTGTGGGCACCCATCGTGGTGCGCCTCAGTGATTCGAAACCCGTACACCCTCACGCCCTGGCGGTGCAGCTTGGCCCGGATGTTGGCCCACAGCTTTGTCAGGTAGTGTTGGGCATCCCTTGGGGTAAACCCTGCAAACTTCGGGTTATCCACTACCCGCGCCCCCTCGGTGCGCTTGGGGTGGTATTTGCTGGGACACGTCAGGGTCACGAAGTCGGCCACGTGGCCCATGCCCTGCGCGATGTGCTCAAAACCCTTGATGCGGGTCATCAGTTCGCCGCGCCGAATTCTTGGGTTTGCCACGCTCTTAGCCGCCAACTCTGACAGGTTGTAAACCTCGCCCGTGTCCAGGTTGATCGCGTCCGTTCCTTCCAGCGCCGCCGCATTGCGCCTCTTTTGCTGGGTGCGCCGCTCCACTGTCACGGTCGATGCGTAAATCTCAGCGTGTCGGTGAACGTAGCCCAGCCTGATCGCTTCGCCTTCCAGCGCCCTGGCTTGGGTCTTTCGCAGTTGCCGCCTCCACCACAGGTCATCGGTCATGCGGGCGATGGCCGGGGCATCTTCGAATTCTTCCCCCGGTGGCTTGATACCGTAACGGGCCACGAACCCGGCCAGCCGTTGCCGTAACTCGGCCTTGTCAGCGTAGAACACCCCCGGCACGATTTCGGCCAGTTGCATAGCCTTTGCGGCCTTGGCCTTCGCCATGTCGCACAACTCTGTATCTGTAAGGGTAACTGGCACCCGTAACGCTTCCAGGCGCTGGGTTGTGTCCAGTAACCAAAGGTTTGCCAGCCGTTGCGCTTCGCTGGTTTGCTGGAATGGCAGCGCCGCCGCCGCTTTCAGCTTTCCAGCGTGTTGCCGCCGCACACGCTCACGCCACGGCCCAGGCACGAAGGCCAGCCGCTGCGCTGTCCATTGTTCAGGGGTGGCGCTGCGCATCACAGTTCAGGGATTCGCCTCGGTGGTGCCGGTGGCGTTGCCGCCTTGGCCTTTTCCAGGGCGTTCAGTCGGTCGGCCTCACGCTGCGCGGCTTGCTTGTTGCCGCACTCTGTCACCGCGACATATCCCGAGTGATAGGCCACGACAAAATTATCAGCGTGGGTCTGAATCACCACATGATGGCGGGCCATGGTTCAGCCCCTATCGTTCAGGGTTTCGGGGCTTCCTTCGATGCACATTTCCAGCGCGAAAATGAGCGCCCCCACTTGGTCGGGTGTCAGTTGAATCGTGATGTTTGAGGCCAGCACATGCAGGGCATGAGGGTTGTTCACTTCCAGAATCACGCCGCCCGTCTTGCATGGTTGAACGGTCATGGCCTTGGATGTTGTCAGCTTGATGGTGGTTTTCATTGCCTTGTCCTTGTTGGTTTTGGGGCCTCGATTCTCATGCCGTTCGCATGGCCGTGACCATTTGATTTTCGCTATCAGCTTTCGATGGCCGATTGCCTACCTATCGGACAGCCGAACCCGATTGCTTTTGACTATCAAGTTTTGAACGTGCAATATGCGACACGCCACGGCCATGATTGCCGTGCGCTTTGCACTGTTTTTAAATTGGTATTAAGTACCCGATGCGCCCTGGCGGGCGTGGGTTAGGTGGCCTGCGTTATGACTACGGGTTTTCCCTTACGGGTTGCCCGTTCGTACATTATGCGCAAACCTGAGGGTTTACCCTCGATAGATTATGCGCAATCCGGCCACTTATCCACAGCCCTAAACCATGGGCCTATCGGGGTAAATCTTTCACTTTTTCAGTCGAGAGAATTCCTCATGCTGCCCGCTGGTGCCCGTGAATTGGAGTACTACCTTGAAGCCCTTAGCCGCGCCGACATTTGCCGCCTTTGTGGTGTCCATCGAACAACCCTTTCCAGGTGGTTGGATGGCAGTTCAGCCGTGCCCGTGTCCGTCTTGAATTTGCTTCGCATCGTGTCCACTGGCCGACTGCCCACCATGGGCAAAGAATGGGATGGGTGGACCTTTCAGGGCTCGGACTTATACACCCCGGCAAACTTCCCCGTCAGTCCTGGCGAAATCCTCGCCATGCCCTACCGCAAAGCATTATTGCGCGATCAGCAAAAGCAAATTGCACACCTTCGGGTCACGGTCGAAAAACTCACCCAGGAATTGGCCGCGATTGACCACGCCGCCAATGATGCGTTGCAGTGGCCTTTCAGCCCGCCCGAAGGCAACCCCAAACGGGCGATCAACGATGATTCAACAGCGAGTCAATCCGCTGGTGCGCTTGGTCGGCAGATTTTGCGGCCATATCGGCTTTGACGTGCAGCGCTGCCAAGTCGGCTTTGATGGCCGCATAGATGCCCGCCGCCGTGCCCGCCATGCCGATGATCTGGAACAACCATTCAGGCATCGGGCGCTTTCAGTTCAGGCAGCACGATGGCCGCGAGTGCCGCCACGCCGCCCAGGATTTGCCCCACAGCGTCCAGGGTGCCCACGGGTAGGCCAAAGATCAGGCCCAGGGCCGACAGGCCCGCCCAGGTCGATGGTTCACGCAATCGCTTCAAAATGGTGATGGCTTTCATGGTTTCTCACTTCCACAGGTAGGTCAAAAAGTCTTTGGCAGGGCACACGAATGAGGCATCCCAGGTGCGGCCCTCACGCTTTGCGATTTCACAGGCGGTCAGGTCGGTGGCCGGGATGCCCAACAGCGAACCCGTGCCCACCACGGCCCCGGATACCACGCCATCGGCCATGTCTACCGCCGCCGCGCCGATGGCTTGGCCGGTTTGCTTGGCCCCGCGTGATGCCGCCCACAGCAGCGCGGCCAGTACGGCCCCGCCCGCGATCAGGTAAGGGGTGGTGATTTTCATGCCATCCACCGGGGTGTGGTGCTTTGGTAGATCAACTGCCCGCCCTGGTAGTAGTTGCCCGAAGGGTCGATTGCGGTGCCATCGTCAAAATAGCGCCAGCCGTTTGAAAACGCCTTTCCGGCCATGTCGAAAATCTCCGACACGATGCCGCTTGCGCTTTGCGCATTGGTGCTGCCCGCTGGGTTTTTCTTGGTGTTCACGATCAGGTACACGGCCACAGCGGCCAGCCCCAGCGCGATCATTTCGGTTTGCTTCATGGTGTCGGCCCTTTCATGCCATTGGTATATCTTGCACCTGCCCAACTTTGAAGCCTTCCACTCGCTCCATTGCTGCCAGAATTTTGCTGCGCTCCGATGCGGTGTATTGGCTCATCAGCTTTGTGACCCCGCCCACGGCTTCTTTGACCATGCGCACATACCAAGCGGTGTTGTTCTCGCTCGGTGGCGCATAGCGGGCAATGGCTTGGTCTAGCGTCAAAGCGCGATAGCTGGCCCCTTCAAAGATCAGTTTTTCCTTTGCGGCCTTGCCCATTTCGTAGGTCGGGAACACGGCAAAGCGGCCATCAGAGGCAATGGCACCCATGCTGCGGGCATAGTTGCCAAATTCGATGTTTCCGGGGTTGTTGTTTCGCCAGTTGCGTGCCCCGGTCATCTTTTGCACGCTGCCATCGGGTCGGCGCACCACAAGGTATCCAGGGCCTGATTCGATCACTGCGGCAATGTCGTTGCCGCCAATCCAGTTTCTAATTTGATTCACGGCATCCTCAAAGGCAGTTGGAATATAGGCACCCTCACCGCTTGGCGCTTGCGCCTCGGTGCTGGTGAAAAGGTTTTCCAGGGTGTTCAGCACATCGTCCCCGGCATTGCCCAGGTCTGTGCCCTCCCCCGTGTCGGTGTCCTCGCTTTGCGAGTAGCGCCATGCGGCATAGGCCAACAGGCCCGCCGCTGCGATCAGTGCGTAATTCTTCATGGCTTCCACGCGATGCAAAACATTTGCGCGATGTTGCGCGGTCTGGTTTCCGTGCCGCCTAATGGCTCCACGTTGCCCCCAACGTTTCCAGGCGATTCCCAATCAATGATGCTTGCGGTATTGGCCCCGCTTTGCACCACGTTTTGTGCGTAGTTCCAGCGGTGCGCATGGCTTTTGAATTGGTCGGCCTGCGCCGTGCCAATGTCGCGCCCGGTGTCCACCCCGCGCCCATCATCCCAGCCCCGCACGAATTCGCCGCGAAGGTCTGGGACTTGAAACGTGGTGGCACCATCCCCGGCCCCGTAGGTGGTGCCGATTCTGCCGAACAGCCATGCATATTCAGTGCGTGAGATGGTCGCGCCGTTGCACTTCATGTAGCCATCGGGCAGGGTGCCCACTGGATGCATGATGATCAGCGTTCTTTCTGGTGGTGTTGGGGTAATTGGCAAGTCATAAACGCTATTGCGCCTCACTGGTTTTGTTTTGCGTATATCACCAAGTGGCTAAAGCCGCACGTTTCCATGTGTTGGTTGCCGTGCAAACATATATGTAATTTGCATCCCAACTAACCCACCCCGCCGTTCCACTTGCAGTAGCAGATGCAGGAGTACGGTTAAATTGAATTCGTATCTTGTCAGACACCACGGTCAAATTACCCGTAATCGTTGCATCGCCTGTTTGGGTCAGATTTCCGACAAGCGTTAGATTTCCGTTGAACCTTGTGGCTCCATTAAATTCGTAGTCAATCACGCCCGCCGTGCCCAGGCCGTTTAGCGTGTTGAATTGTGGGATGTTGGCCGCGAGCGTGACGGTTACGCCGCCACCTTTTGCGATAGCGCCAGTTGTCTTGCCTGTTGGCGTAATGAACGTGTTGGCGAGAAACGCCACATTGGTGTTCGTGCCGTTGGCGAAGTTGACCGCAACGCCAAACCCGCCAGCGGTCACACCAATGTCATCAAACTTGTTTCCGTAAAAACCAAGGTAGTTCGTTTTGTAGAC